TGCCACTATGACTTGCAAAGATGTAGGTGGCTTTGTAAGCAACAAAAAGTCTATGCCGTGCTAATCAAGTAGGGGCTTCGGCCCCTGCTTTCTTTGGAGATTTTTATGGCTATTACAGCTACCTCACAAACGCTTTTTGATGGCGAGCGCATTGCCATCATGAAGTTTTATGCAACTATGAGCGCGACTGAAAACGAGTCAGCAGTTGTAAAAGTTAACCCCGCTAATTTGACTGCGTCTGCTGCTGGCGGAGCTTGTGACGCTGTGTCTATCCTAAAAGTGACTGCGTTGACCCATGGGTTGGAAGTGCAAATGAACTGGGTTGCTACTGCGCCTGTTGTCATTGAAGTCATTCCGCAAAACAATGCGTACACGCAGGACTATTCCAAAATTGGCGGTCTTACCAACAATGCTGGTACAGGCAAGACAGGAAGTATTTCTTTCACTACGTTTGACGGTAGCGCAGGCGATACGTACACCGTGGTGCTGGAAATGCAGAAGCATTACGTCAACCCCTACAGCACGTTGTAGTCATGCCAAGCAAGTCACCAGCACAACACCGCCTAATGGCGGCAGCTGCGCATACCAAAGGTGGGTATGGTGGTGTGCCGCAAAAAGTTGGCAAAGAGTTTGTCAAAGCTGACAAAAATATGAAGGGTGGAGGTCTATATGAAAACATTCATGCAAAGCAGCAAAGAATTGCTGCAGGCTCTGGTGAACGCATGCGTAAACCTGGGAGCAAAGGCGCGCCAACTGCTGGAGACTTTAAAGCTGCGGCTAAAACAGCCAAAATGAAGAATGGCGGCGACCCTGTATTATCAGTAAGTCGCGGTGAAAAGCTACCTACAAGCCAAGGCGCAGGCCTTACGCAAAAAGGTCGTGACAAGTTCAATAGGGCTACCGGTAGCAATCTCAAAGCTCCACAGGCAAAAGGGCCACGGCATGACTCTTTTTGCGCACGAATGAGTGGTATGCCCGGACCTATGAAAGACGACAAAGGTCGCCCTACTCGCAAAGCAGCGTCGCTTGAGCGCTGGCATTGCGCCACAGGTGGCAAAGTTACAACCACTAAAAATTGGTAGTATATGGCAACAAGTGGTACTGTCGGCGAAACCGTTATCACTGTCCAGAACCTGATTGACAGTGGGGCACGACGTGCCGGAAAGTTGGCCGAGGAGCTCAGTGTTGAGCAAGTACAAGCTGCAAAGCAAAGTCTGTACTACCTGCTTTCCAATCTGGTTAATCGCGGCATTCAATACTGGTGCATCAATAAAGTGGTCTATGGGCTAATTCCTGATCACTACATCTACACGTTGCCTGCAGGCGTCAACGACGTTCTCAATGCCAACTACCGTACTGTCACGCAAAATACGACAGGCGGATACAGCTCTTCAGGCAACGCTAGCTACGCTTTTGATGGGCAATACACCAACATTTGCCAGCTGACAACTAACACCGGCTACATTGGCATCAGCAACGGCGCAGGTGGTGGCGTTTACATTGGCACAGTAGGCATCTTGCCTGCTATATCAGGCTCTGTAACGCTGACCATCCAATACTCACAAGACAACACCAACTGGACTACGGCATACAGCCCCGGCGCCACAACTTGGGTTGCGGGCACTTGGATTTACTACGACCTGGACCCATCGGCAACTGCGCCGTATTGGAGAATCTTGCAATCAGCAGGTGCCAACATGGGCGTTTATCAAGTTGTCTTTGGCTCCAACGCCACTGAGATCCCTATGGCAAGGCTAAATCGTGATGATTACACGAACTTGCCCAATAAGAACTTCACCAACAACTACCCACTGCAGTACTGGTTTGATCGCACAATCCCGCAGCCATCGATGTACCTTTGGCCTGCACCTGCCATTTACTCGCCTCAGGTTGTGGCTTGGTGTTCATATTATGTGCAGGATGTAGGTTCCCTCTCAGGGTCAATTCAAATTCCCCAGCGATGGTATCTGGCCATTCAGAATATGCTTGCGCATCAGATGGCTATGGAGCTCCCAGGCGTGCCTGAAAGTCGTGTAGCATATTGTGAAGCGCAAGGCGAAAAATACTGGTTCCAAGCTGAGCAAGAAGAGCGTGATAAGTCGCCAATCTATTTTGCACCTAACATTAGCCCGTACACAAGATGAGCGTTTGGCTTGATACTCGCGGCAACACTGTTTTATCTATCGCTATTTGTGATCGATGCAAAATGAAGCGTGCGTATTCTGACATTTCGATGGACCGTAATATCCCAGGTCTCAGAGTTTGTAATAATGGTTGCAACGATGAACGCGACCCTTACCGCTTACCTGCACGCCAGCCTGAAAAAATTGCTATTCGTTTCCCACGCCCTGATGCGCCGCTTGACCCCAATGATCGGGCTATTACAACTGACCCCAACGTGGTCACTGCGCCTAATCAAACTGTCACTGGTACAACTGCAGGTGAGTACGGTATTGCGCCTGAAACCTCTCAGGATGATCTCAATGGCAATCTTGATAACTTGAGCCCATAATGTCCAACGTGCGCATATCCCAACTCCCAACAGCGCCTGTTGCACTGACAGGCTCTGAATTGGTGCCGGTTGTCCAAAATGGGCAAACTGTACAGACAACAGTTAGCGCTATTCAATCTAGCCCGACGCTGACGCAAACGTTTCTCACCACTACAAACCAGCCATCACTTGCCAATAGCAGATATCTTTCTGCTGGCACAGGTGTCAATCTAACTGACGGTGGCGCGCAAAGCGCAATGACCATTGCCCTTACTGGGGCGCCTGCCAGTTTGGTGTCTGCAGGCAACGGTTTACTTGCAAAAACCAATTCTACGACCTTGGCTGCACGAACTATCAGTGCAAGCGGTGGTCTGAGTGTCACAAATGGCGATGGTGTGGGTGGTAACCCTGCTATAGCCACTACAGGCCTTCTGAGTGCACTTGCGGGAACCAGTGGAACAGGCTTACTTGCAACAGCAGGGGGCGCAACCATTACGCCTGTCACTATAACGGGTGTAGCAAATCAAATTGCTGTTACTGCAGGCAATACGCTACCTGTTATTGGTCTTGCCGACAACGCAATCATGCCCGGTACTGGCTCGGTGACCGTGCCAATTGGTACGACAGGGCAGCAGCCTTCCGGTAACGTTGGCATGATTCGTTATGACTCCACCATAGGGGCGTTCCTTGGATATTCTAGTAGTGGATGGAACCAGTTTTCGTTAGCTGGCTCTACCTTCAGCGCTGGCTCTACAGGATTCACCCCAAATACGCCCTCTACGGGTGCGGTCACGCTTGCTGGCATTTTGAATGTTGCAAATGGTGGCACGGGGTTGTCTACAACTCCCGCAAATGGGGCTTTGGACATCGGCAACGGCACAGGGTTCACCCGAGCCACATTGACTGCCGGGTCTAACATCACCATCACAAACTCGGCTGGCGGCATCAGCATTGCATCAAGCAACCCCGGCGGCACGGTCACCAGCGTCAGCTTTACTGGCGGCATCATTTCGGTGGCAACGGCCACCACGACTCCGGCGCTGACGATTGCTGGAACCAGCGGCGGCATCCCTTACTTCAGCAGCGCCAGCACATGGGCATCCAGCGCAGCCCTGACCCAGTACGGGGTTGTGTACGGCGGCGGCGCAGGTGCTACACCAGTGGCAACGGCGGCGGGCACGACGGGACAAGTCCTGACGGCCACCACAGGCGGCGCACCTACTTGGGCTGCGCCAGCGACAAGCGGAACCGTCACCAGCGTAGCGCAATCTTTTACTGGCGGCTTGATTTCAGTTGCTGGCTCCCCAATCACGTCTAGCGGAACCCTTGCGTTGACCGTGGCGGGAACCAGCGGCGGTATCCCGTACTTCAGCAGCGGAACGACTTGGGCTACCAGCGCGGCATTGGCCGCAAGCGCTCTGATGGTCGGTGGGGGCGCTGGAGCCGCACCGAGCACCGTTACCACCGGAACAGGCGTGGTGACCGCTCTGGGTGTTGCGGTGGGCACTGCTGGATCGTTTGTGGTCAATGGCGGCGCTCTGGGAACACCATCCAGCGGAACTTTGACCAACGCAAC